CCAAATACCTACAGGAGTAAATGGAAAACTAGATAAAAGTATTCCGTGGCATATGCAAGTTGAATTAGAAGATTCAAAGGGCGATAAGTACTATATGGATCAAGCAGAACGCTTTAATGCCTTTAATTTTAACAATTTTGAAGGATGGCGGTGCAATGCCGGTTACAGCGGACTTATAATACGCGAGCCAGACGGTAGCATAAAAAGGAGTTATTCTTGCCATGATGCACCCCTTGGTAACATAGAAACAGGGTTTGAACTGTTTAAGACACCTAAGACGTGTATTACAAAAAGTTGTGTAAGTTCTGCTGATAGCAAGATACCAAAAAGGAAACTTTAATGAAATATTTTGTTATATCATCACCTCGATGCGGCGGCCACTATTGTGGAGAAGCAATAGCATTAAGGACACAAGTATTACCTTTAGGAGAATGTTTAAATTCTATGTACAAAGATGATGTTTATACATTTGATAATAACCAAGTACAAGTAAATTGGCCTGAAAAAGAGTATTTTAATAAAATTAACTCACAAGGAAAAAATAATAGTAGTATAACCGAAGTAACTAATAGGTTAGATAATTTGCTAGAAGTAGATAACTGGCAAGGACAAGCACATCTAGGACATTTAGAACATTTAGAAAATAACATAGTTGAAAAGATAGTTAATAATACAAATGCTATATTATTGTATAGAGAAAATTATATTGAAAGTATAATTTCTTGGATAATTGCTTTTGAATTAGACTTATGGGTTCCTAGAGGTAGTCAAAAATATAAAGCAGTATACTATAATAAAGAAAAACACCTACCTAGTGTAAAACAGTTAATTCAGGAATACGACAATCTACAAAAATTAGCAAATAAGTATAAGTGGCATGATGTATTTAAGTATGAAGATTTTACAGGAGATCACAATATTGATTTTGTAAATTATAAATTACAACAACAGACTACTACATGGAGTCTACCTGTAAAAAATAACCCAGAGTCTAATAAGAAAAAAATACTTAAAAACGTAGACGAGTTATTAAAGGATTTAAAATGGAATGGTTAAATTTAATAGAAGCTAGGCATACTACTTTTGCTTGGGATGAAGAACGTGTTCCTACCAAGGATACAATTGAAGAAGCAATTAAAGAAGTGCTTACAAACATTCCTAGTAAGAATCAACAGTTTCCTTATCAAGTAAGAATGTTAAGAAATAATAATCCTGAAATACGCAAAGAAATATTTACTATATGTCATAGGAATGCAGATTTACAAGCTGAAGATGATCCGGGTAATCCTCAAGTCCTTGCACCTTGGTTATTAGGATTTAATGCTAGATGGTGTGCAGATACAGAAGTACGCTATGAAAAAAATAGTGAAAGAGGAAAAGTAGATGGATTTGGCAAAGGTAATTTACGAACTAACGATCCTAGTGGTCATCAAGCACAAACAGAAAATATTGAAATAGGGTTATTCTCTGCATATATTATGTTGGCACTAGCCAATCGCGGAATACAAAGTGGCATGTGTCAGAATGTATGCAATAATTATGCAATGATGACACAAATATTTAAACTAGCTGAGGATGAAAAAGCATTAGACTTTAGATTTATAATGGGAATAGGATATGGAAAAGATCCAAACATTCGACATGATTATTTAGATCCAAGAGTAAACAAAATAAAGCCGATACCTTTCGAGCCTACTAAGGTAGATCTTGCTTATCCTAAGCCAGAATACAAGGAGATTGTTAAATGGATTTAAAGAAAACAGATAAAGACGGAAAACCTTTAAACTTAACACCAAAAGCTAATCGTTCGCAATCAGACTATTATAGTTATTGGGAAAATGATCCTGCAAGTTTAGAACCTACAGCAGAAGATATCAAGTGCGAACTACAACTACAAGCACTAGGAGATTTTGAACAACTAGAAATTTACTATGATCACAATCTTTTCCACCAACAAATTAAACAACAAAACTTTGTTCCGTATCTTAGACGAGAAGGTGTAAGTAATGACAGAGAGGGATTGTTGTTAGTTGGATTAGAAGGCGACAAACCAAGCGATAGTTTAAGCAGACCAGAAGCAATTAAACGTGCAGGACGTATGCTATATGAAAAGGATTTTAAATATCCTACACAAGCCTACAACGAATTAACTAGTATTCAACCTCTTTTAAATTATTGGGGTACACTTGGACGTACAATGATTATTAGAAGTAACCAAGGTGGCTGGTTTCCTCCTCATCGTGATAGCCCGCATTTAACAAGAGATTGTTTTAGAGTAATTACATTCTTAGGATCACAGTCTGGAATGGACAGTTATGAATGGTGGTTAAATGATGTTAGGCAAACAATTACTGCAAATAAAACATATTTTGTTGATACAAGAAAAGTACATAGAACACATAGTTGGGAAGATAATAGTTTACACCTAATTTTAAACGTGCCTAAGACTTGGGAAAACGTAATGAAGTTAATGAGCTGTTTGAGAAACTATTAATGCGTACACTAGAACAAATACAAAAAATAAAACAAGGACAGAGCGATCCTTATTCAATAAGAGATGTAGTAGACGTTGATAGTCTATACAAGTACTATACACTTAATGAAGAACAAGCAATACAGAAAAATACAGGACCTAAAGTATTAAAAGTAGATCCTAATGAGAAAGTATTTGAACCTTTAATTACATCTTTAAAGCAACAAGTGGGCGAGTTTGATATTAGATACATACATTACTTTGATGTTACAGACCCACATATTATACACAATGACGACGAATTTGATTATCCTAATTGTTATAAAGCATTTACAATTCCTTTGCGTATATACGGAGATAGTGACGATGTAAAGTTAATTATTTTTGATCAATATTACTATGGTGGTCCTGTAAAGTTTGTTAACGGCAGTGATATGACAGATTATCCTGTACATTATAATAAGTTCTTAACTAACTATAAAGATGTAGAAGAACGGTCAATAGCAGGATTAAATGATATTGAACTTAGCTATCTAACTCATTTACAGTCTAATTGGCTTAACGGATTGAGTATTAATAAAATACTAGATTGGCGAGTCGGAGATGCACTATGCTTTGATAGTTTAGCATTACATTGTAGTTCTAATTTCAAAAGTAAAGGAATAGAGCGTAAGATTGGATTAAGTATATTTACAACTAAGGATCAACATGGAAATTAACAATAAAGGCTTATACATACTAAAAGAAGGCGACTATCTACCTTATGAAATACCTATGGGTAAAGTTATTATGTGTGGTGTACCCGGAGCGTTTACACCAGGTTGCACAAAAAGACATCTACCTGGTTTTGCAAATAGTTTAGACAAACTAGATTGTAAGGTTGTATTTATAGGTGTAAATGATCCCAGCGTCATGCACGAATGGAACACACTACACGGACATAAAGACATTGATGCTGTTGCAGACCCGTTAGCAGTTTTTAGTAAAAGCATAGGCAAAGACAAAGACTTTGGCAATACTATGGGAGTAAGATGTCAGCGTTTTGCTATGTTGTTACAAGACGGAAAATTTGTTAAGTTTTATGACGATCCTTTTATAGAAGGAGTTTTATAATGATCGAAGGTATTGCTGAATACGTAAACATAAGTGATAGAGTAAATTTACTTGAAACTTTGTGCAAAAAAGTAAGTGACACACAATCAAATACTTTTGGCAAAACACCATTTAGAAGTTACTCACTTGAAGATCGAGAAGGCAAGCCAACAGGATATGAACAAGAGTTTGATTCTATACTTGCAGAACATAGAAAAGTTCACCCTAATTATCAATTTAGGTCTACAGGATTTAACACAGCAGACAGTACAGAGAAAGATGTTTTTGCACATACTGATATAGATTTAGATACAGAACATCCTAATTATTATAATTTAGTAATACCTGTGTTTGGTGCGTCAAGAATAGATTATTTTGAAACTCGAGAAGATGAAGTGTACCTGCCAGAACTAAATGCACACGGTTATGCTTATTATCATGAATTTCATGCACAAAAAGAAATGGGTCAAGGAACCCCAGAGTTCGAAACATTTTTAAGCAATAGAAAGATTGGACATATTATTGTAGACAAACCTTTACTGATAGATACCAACACTATGCATAGAGTAGTAGTTACAGAAGCACCAAGGTGTGCTTGGGTAACACGCTGGAATAATATACCAAAAGAAATAGATTTTTATAAATTCAAAAACAGAATAGAGACAATATTGAATGGATAGCGTGATTAAAAATAAATTACGAAAAAATCCTTGGATTGATGTACCATGTCATAATGACGTGTTAGATCTATTGACTAATCTAAAAGTAGCAGATACCTATTATGAAAGAGGAAATGGACAAGCTACTAATGATTTAAACCATGCAGAAGCACTCCATAGAGAATGGGTCAAAGATATAATTGACCTTAAAGATTTTAAACATTGTTATTTTGTAAATGGAGCAACGGATGCAATACATCATTGGGTACTTACGGAAAAAAGACCTTGGCAAAAGTTATGCTACGGCGAATACGAATATGCAGATACTATAGGAACAGCAGGACAAGTTACTTGTGATGTACCAGGACAGCATATGGATGAACAAACAGGTCGGTCAGCACTAAAAGGAAATATTGATCCTAACAAACCTTTATTTGTAAGTGTGCCTAGTGCCGCTGATGGCAACTATTTTGATGTAGGAAATATACAAGCACCAGTAATACTAGATTGTACATATGTAAGCTCAACAAAAATACAAAGAATAAATGTGCCTGTAAATACTGAACAAGTATTTTTTAGTTTTTCAAAAGGTTTTGGATTAGTAGGACAACGACTAGGATTAGTTTATACTAAAGAACCACATGCAACTTTACATAGATTAAAAGAGTTTGAAAATTGGAACTACAATAGTGTTAAGACACTATCGTTAATTATGGATAATTTTGCTGTCGATGATATGTGGAATAGATACAGACAGCAACAATTAAAAATTTGTAAACAATACAATTTTGTGGCGTCGGATTGTTTTTTCTTAGCTACAACTAAAGATCCTTACTATACAAGAAGACGAAGAATGAAATGGAATAATAACGCAAGAATATGTATTACTCCCCTAATACAAGAGGAAGCAATTTAATGGATAAGAATATTTTAGATTATACTGAGGAAGAAATACAACAGTTAGTTAATAAAATTGTTAATAATGGATCAGCAGTATTACACGATCAAAAATTAACTAGACAAGAACTAGCTCAAGCCTGTGCTAGAATGGGAAAAGTAGAAGAACTAGATTATTTTATGAATCCTGAAGACAGTCCTCAAATTAGTATTGTATCAGGAGCAATAGTAGACGGAAAAGCAATAGGTATGTTTGGCCCTACAGAATTAGAATGGCATGCTAACGGCACAGGGCGTTATAACTTTGACGAAATATGTGTAGGATTATATTGTGAAACAGAATGTATTGATACAGTTTTATCTATAGTTGACCAATGCAACGCATTTGAAGAATTGTCAGAGCAGGAAAAAGAATACTACCGTGGTATAGATATTAACCTAAATAATTCAAAAGGAGTTGCAGAACCAATTTGGAGAGATGACGGTGTTTATAGTAAAGCATATCAAACAGCTGGTGAAGAAAAATTTAGAACAGGACAAGAACACTATAATGAAAAAATAGATAGACGTCCTTTAGTTGCACTACATCCTGTAAGTGGTAGAGAATATTTTTATCCTATGTTTATATATTTGTATAAAGCATATTACAAAGACGGCAAAGAAATAGAGAACTTTAACGAATTCAAAGATAATTTATATAAAGTAATTACACGTTCTAAGTATATGTTCCACCATGTTTTTAGAAAAGGTGATTTACTTTTTATGGATCAGTTGACAACTAGTCATAGACGATCAGCAATTAAAAACAAAGAAAGGCAATTATGGCGAACAGCTTTTGATTATTCAAAAGCAGTTTCTAATTATACGCCAGTAATTTTTCAATGAGACACAATAATTTCAAAATCAAAAAAAATAGTGAAGAGCCGTTACCTCACTACGATATTGAAAAATATAAAGTACGTTCTCAGGAACATGTAAATTATCATAAAAAATATACAGGTTATAAGGGTGTAGTATGGACACCTCTCGATGTTCCTAAATTAAATGTAGACTTAGATAGATTATGGGAAGTTTGGCAAGCAGTTGCAGAAGGTATAACAATAGGAACAGCTAGTCCTTGGTTTGACGAAAAACCACAAGATCTCAATAGTGCAAGACATACCAAATTTGATAAAACATTAACTAAAGTTAACGATCATGATTATAGAAACTTAATTGTTTGTAGATCAGAAGGTAGTTATCATAGTGCAGATATAAAAGGTGAATGGGAAGAGTTTATGCATGATGAAATGCCACATGTAGTTAAATGGGTAGAAGCATTACCTTGGGATAATATTAGGTGGGTAGGATTTGTAGGTAGAGATACGCACGGAGTAGGTCCGCACTATGATGAATATAGACTGTTAAGACATTTGTTAGAATCTCAAGAACCTAGTCAAATACGTATACGATGGAGTAATGTAACTGATTGGAAAAAAGAACATTTGTATTTTACAAAAGATCATGCAGAAACAAGATTGTATCCTATGTTACCACCAGATACTGATACAATGGCATATGATGGAACAGTACACGAGCATGGTGCTGACGCCGGATATCATCCTACACAAAGAATTCAGTTAATGCCAATGGGCACTCTTAATGTTCCTAAATGGCATCAACTGTTAGATCGTAGTATAGAAAAATACAAAGACTATGTAATTACAGAAGACTTTTTTAATAAAAAATGACAAAATATTTTATATCAGCACCATTCGGTAACTATCTTAAATTTAAAAATGCAATTAGTGTAACTGGTACATTTACAGTTAATCCAAGACCAGGACGTCTAAAACAGATACTAAAAACATTAAGATATGTAAAAACAGAAGCAGGGTGGGCTTGGCGCAATCAATTAGGGTTACGCAATCCAGGATTATTTGACGGAATGTTCAAAACATCATATGATGAAGTGTTAAGTGTTGCGGCATTAGAGCCCGATGATTGGGAAAAGATTTTAATGGCTATAGGTCCTGAAAGGAATATAGAACTTAATATAAGTTGTCCAAACATAGATGCATGTAACGATACAATGAATTGGCCTAAATTTGATGCATTTCCGAGTCATATGCGTAGTAAATTTACTATTGTAAAGATTCCTCCTATTGCTGATAATAATATGGTTGACAAATTAGTAAATCTCGGATATAATTGTATACATGCAAGTAATACTCTACCAACTGAAAAAGGCGGACTATCAGGTAAAATCATTATGCCATATACTATGAAATTAATTGATTATATAAAAAACAAACATTCACATGTTACAGTGATTGCAGGAGGCGGAGTGTATTCTAAACAAGATGCAAAAAATTATTTAGACGCAGGAGCAGATCATATAAGTTTAGGTAGTGTTAGTTTTACTCCTTGGAAAATTAAAGGTATTATAAATGATTATTCAAGATAAAAAATTAGAAGAAATAGATCCTATAGAAGCAAGTAAGCAAACAGCAGAGTATGGTTATTTGATTATCGAAGGTAGTGGAGCAACTCCTGAAGAATATGCAGAATGGGCATTAGGTTATGGGTATCATGTTAGTCCTGATATATGGTGTACAGATAAAGAACATAGTGAATATTTTTGGAGAGTAACAAACGATACTGTAGACGGAGAGAATCAAGGATTGTTTGCAGATGACGAATTAGATTGGCATAGTAATTTAGTTCCTCATTGTGATGCACAAGAGGTTGTAGGACTATATGCTAAAACTATAACATATCCAACTGAAACATGGATATGTACTAGCATTCCTTATTGGCAAACCTTAAGCAAAAATATGCAAGAGTTCTATGAATCATTAAGTACAATACTTTGGCATTCAACGGAAAACAAACCTCTTAACCAACCCTGGAAACCTGACTGGGATAAAAAATATACTGACACAGTTATAAAAGGTATTAGACAGAATAGAGATAGAAGTAAAGTACAATTATGTACAAATATAGAGCAACACGTAAAAGAAGAATTTAACGAATGGAGAGGTGTAGCAGATGTACATAAACTTGTACCTAATCACCCTCTAGGCACTAAAGGGTTATTTTTCCAACCATATGAAATAACTAACTTTGTTAAAGACGAGCAGATCTGCATTGATAGCAAAGAAATATATCAGACTATATGGAACGATTGGGTATGCTCCGATAAGTATACATATAAGCATATTTGGAAGCCAGGAGATATTATGCTAATGGATCAGACGACTACTATACATAGACGTCCTGATGTTTTAAAAGATAAACCAAGAGAGTTGTTAAGGACAGCTAATTGGTACAAAGAAGAAGTTCGTAATCATTTTGATTATGTGTTGTAGGAGATATTATGAATAAGAAAAACTTACCAACTATTGCTAATTTGGGGTTGAATATAGATCTGCAAAAATTAAGACAGGCTACAGATACACTTGCAGGAAAATTTGTTGATGTACGTACAGCAAACCCTGGGCTGTGTATGAACCACGAAGACTTAGTTAAGGATGTATACGATAACTTTGAACAGATAAACCTAACTACGCCTAGTGAAGTATTACCGCATACAGCCAGCATTAAGGAGCGTCTTAGACGCCGAGAAGAGCACCTTTATAATGTTCCTACAGAAGACTATCTCGGCAGTTACTTTGAGGAAATAGTTACACAATTAAAATCACCAGCAAGTCGGATTAGAATTACAAAACTAGCACCAGGAAAAACAATACCGTTTCACGTTGATTATGATGTTTCATATGCTGTAAGATGTATTGTACCTGTGTATGGTGGTAGTAATGTAGTGAACTTATTTAAAAGAGATGGTAAGTTAGAAGCATATAATTTAACAGATGGAACAGCAAATTTCCTTAATATAGGATATGCCCATGCAGTTGTTAATATGAGTGACAAACCTAGAATTGCATTAATGTTTAGTTTGGATGGTACAGATGATATTTCAAGTTTATGATTATAATGATGAACAACTAAGAGATCTTGTAAACAAAATACAAACACAAGGTCTTTCAATACATCACGAACAACAGTTTACTGAAGCACAAATTGTAGAATTTTTCAAACGTATAGGTGAATGTGAAGCACCAGGATTGTTTATGAATCCTAAGGAACATCCGGAACTATTTTTAGTTTCTGATCGCAAGGACGAGCAAGGGAATAAACTAGGAATGTTTGGCGGAGGCGAACTTGGTTGGCACTCAAACGGAAATAGTAGGCACCTTATAGATAAAATACTTATTGCACTATATTGTATTAAAGGTGATCCTAATACTACATTAAGCATTTGTAATACAAGTGATCCTTTTTACGATTTGTCTAAAGACGAACAAGACTATTGGCGTAGTATTACAATCAGATTAAAGTTTCAAAATGATACAATGTACCATTTAGATGAAGATGATCCTGAGCTTGAATTTATGAGCAAGAACAAAGGTAGTATTAGATCGTTAGTAGGACAGCATCCGCATACAGGTAAAGACTATTTCTACTTTCCTTACCACTTTATTATAAAAGCATGGGAAGGAAAAAAACAAGTAGACCATAAAGAAATTATTGAACGACTAAAGCCTATTATATTTAAAAGCTGTTATCAGACACATCATGTTTTTCAAGAAGGCGATTTGTTATTGATGGATCAGTTTACTACTTTACATAGACGCACCCCTGTTATGGGCGATAGGCTGTTATGGAGAGTAGCTTGCGACTACAAAAGAGTATGCAACTGAAATGGGGTAAAGCACTTGATCTAAACTATAATTTAGATACTGTTAGTGTTTGGGCCAGGAAGCTTCAATTAAACAAACAAGGAATATCAGCTCCAGATTATCTTGGACATAGTCAAATGTATTGGGAAGATCAAGTACCAGAAGACTTTTGGAATTATTTAAATAATGTAATACCCTTGTTAAGTATGTACAAAGAAAAAGGACCAAGGTATTGTACATTATGGGAATACCAGCAAACAAGTAAACTAATTCCTCACATAGATGATTTCATACAATTATTTGAAACAAGTTTAGTAATACCTTTAATAGGCAGATTCAAAACATCTATAGTAGAACCTAATTCAGAAAATATTATTGATAGTATTGAGTATGGCCCAGGTCAAGCATTTTTTTTAAAGTCGCAGGAATATTGGCATATGGGTGAACCGTTAGATGATTATAGATTGGCAATACTGTGTTTTATTAAAAAAGATACAGATTTAGAGAGTTATATAGTATGAAAGTAGTAGGAATAAGTTTTAGTTATGCAGACAATAGTTTACAGACACGTGGCTTAAAATTATTACAAGAGAAATTAGATATGGAAGTCTTTGGTATGTTAGATTTTAATATGCCTATTTGTAATAGTAATAAAAGCGATGGAAATGTACCTAATAGTGTAGAACAGTTTGTTAAAAAGTTAGATGATGCAGATGTATTAATATTTGCTATAAGTGAAGCAACCAGTCATTATTGTGCCGGTTTTAAAAATGCAATGGATTGGTTAGTAGTTAAAGCAAAGTTCAATGCAAATCTAGGTACAGACTATGCTATTACAGATAAGCCTATATTTGTAGTTACATTTACTCCAACTAAGTATACTCCAAACGGCGGTAGACACTTTGATATGACTACACAACTCTTAGAAAAATTAGGATCAAAGGTAAAAGAATGCCATTTAATCAATGATTCTTGGAAAACGGTTATTCCGGGTGGTATTAACGCTGTTAAAAGCGTCTACAGTGCGGTTGAGAGTTTTCTGGGTACTTATACACCAAGTAGTACAAAGACACGCTGTAACGAAGAATATAGCAGTCTAACGTGGCTTAAATCGTATAATGAATGGGATATAGCCTGGCGCTATGAAATGAAGCCTATATACAGAGTAAACGGAATGCCTTGGCCTCGCATTGATAATAATGCAAAAGATATAGTTGAAGTTCCACTAAAAGAAGATTACAAATTACGTAGCATGGACTATTTAGATACTCCAGAAGCACGTTGTATTTTTGAAAAACAAGCAGATATCATTATTGACAATAATATTAAAGGTATTGTTGACGTAGGCTGTAGAATAGGTATAGTAAATAATATCTTACAAGAACGTGGCTACACAGACTATAACTATATGGGGTACGACACAAGTCCACAACCTATAAAATATGCAAAAGAAATATGGGCAGGTTACAATAATATAGAATACAGATGTGCAAGTATGTACGATTCAAATCCTGTAGACTTTGATGTTGACTGTGTAATATGGAGCGGAGTTCTTTTATATGATCCCCAAAATCATATGACACTATTTAATAATGTTACATTTAAAGAATACAATGCTAGTCATGCAATTATACAAGAACCTTGTTTGATACAAGATCCTGATAAATGGTTACCTAATATGCAACTGAATACAATAGAACAAGACCTTCATATGTATGCTGACGCTTACAATTACAAAGATTGGGTAGTAGAAGCAAACGTATTTTCAGGTAGAAGAAAGATAGCACACATATGGACCTAAAAATTATTCCGTATATTATCGATGGGCAAGAGAATAAAAATCTACCTAGTTTAGATTTTATTAATGCTAAACAATCTATAAAATATATGAAAGAAGAAAGTAAGTCTGATAGGCTTGCAGAAAATTATGATAAATGGCTTAAACTAGAAACTATGGCAATGTACTGTGTTGTTTGGGATAACAAAGTAAACCGTCCTGTAATGGCAAGCGGAGCTCAAAATATGAGCAAAAACTGTTGTAGACTGTTTAGTAGATACTATTTGTTTAATGATTATCGTACAAAACATACTGACAATTTGTATGCAAAAATAGATAACTTTGATACAGACATGTATATGTTAAACGAACTAAAAGACAAATTTAAGTTATTCTTTTGGAGTAGAGACAAAGGAACAGGCTTCTTTAGACGTATTAAACAAGCACGTAGCGATGTATTTGACTCGTGGACAGTGCATGATAAACCTGTCGAAATACTATGGAAAGATAATATACAAGGTATTATCTATACAGGTGATATAAATTATATTGAAGAATTAATTTTTAACAAATAGCTTTTCAGCAATCCATCCAGCAGTATCATATTTGTGCAATCTTACTTTACGGAAGTTGTTATGGTGTTGTCTATGATAGCCTTCACCTGCAATAAAAAAGTTAAGCCAAGGAACATCTGCTCCACCTTCAACTTTGTGTCCTACTGTATTAAGTAGTCCAAATCCTATTTTAGCAAATACAAATGGTACTGCACAAAATGCAGTCCAAAACAAAGGACTAATTAAAAAGCTCACTACATTTACTATTACTAATATTTTTAACCAATGCTTATGACAAAACACTAATCTTGGATTAGCATATAAGTCTCTAGCATACTTCATTGGTATCTTAGGAATGTCCCACGTAGTTAGAAGCACTTTCCAGTAGCCTACATGCTTGGCCGCATGTGGATCATGTTCAGTATCACTGTGTGCATGATGCATTCTGTGACTTGCAATCCAACCAATAGGTGTACGAATACATGCTATCATTAGCATTGCCAATCCAATAGTCTCAAACCATACCGGTACTTTAAATTGTTTATGACAATAGTATCTATGTAATAATATACTTGCGCCCCAATGACTGATCACTTGGCTCCATAATATACCGATTAGAATTGCTATTAAAATTTCCATTTGTACTCCTACAAATGTATTTATTGGAATTTATCTAAGATTTAGATTAAGTTGGCCCAAGCGCCGTTTTCGTAGCCTTGGAATTTGTTAAGTGTTGTGTTGTACACAATCATACCGTTTGCGGCTGTTAGTGCATCACGTTGTGTAGTTGTCATGTTACCTAAAAGCAGTTCAAACGCACCATTAACTTTAACATTACCTGTTACTTCTAGTTGTGCCGCTGGTTCTCTTTCCCAACCAACAAATCCACTTCCGCCAGCTTCGCCACCTATTTGGAATTTACCGTTTTTCCAAACTTGTGCAAATTTTGTGTAATCTGGTGTACCAGTTGGATTAGGAAACATAGTGTAATAATCTTTTGTAACACCAACTGTCCAGTATGGTGTATTTTCATTTTCTCTATATAATATTCTACCTAAGTTAGCTTGATCAGCAAGTGCAGAACTACTATTGTTTTGTATTATAACAGTACCGTTCGTATCAGACCCTATAGCATTTAAAGTTGCTGATGTAATATTAGCACTACTAATAACACTAACACCGTTTTCATAAGCACCTACAATTTTACCTGCAACAGCATCTACTAAAACTGATGAATCATCTGAAAATACGCTACCAATTACTTCACCTGTAAATGTACCTGCATGATTACCAGTAGCATCACCAGTTAAATTATTTGTTAGTGTGCCACTAATATTAGCACCTGGAATAGTTCCTGCAACTGCATCTACTAGTAAAGTACTATTGTCTGCAAACACACTACCTGTAACATCACCTGTATGATATCCAGTTATGTTACCTAAAACATTACCTGTTACGTTACCTGCAAATGCTCCTGTGAATATATTATTACTAACATTTACCATAATGCTCGAGTCATCTGCAACTACGTTTGCATTAATAGCGCCAGCATCTATCTGTCCTGAAATATTTGCACTATTTGCGTTTAGTGTATTCCAACGTAAAGCAGTTGTACCAATATCATATGCTCCGTTAGCACTTGGAACTAGTCCACCTGTAAGTTCACCGCCTACACTAATTTGATCACTACCTGAACCATCACCTAAGTTAATGTTTCCAGACGCTGTGATTGTGCCGGTAACATTAATATTACCTACACCAACAATATTGTTACTGTTTAAATCTAAGTTACCACCTAGTTGTGGTGATACATCTTCAACAACGTTTTGTAAGTTGCTACTAAGTGCAAACTCAACACCGCCTACTGTAGACCCATCGCCTACCCAAACTTTTTTGGTATCTGTAACATATATAAGTTCGCCTTCAGCGGGTGTTAAACCGCTTCTATCTGCATCAACGCCGCGTCTCAGTTGTAGTGCCATCTAAAAACTCCCGAATTCATTATTCATATGTATTTATGTCTATTCACGAATAATCATTTCCGTGTCTTTATAAATTTTGTTGTTCTTTTTTTAATATCTTCTTTAACTTTAGCAGTATTTAACCTAAAATCTACGTTTGCAATAACATGCTCGTATTCTTTAAATAAGTCTTCTAAAGCAGTTTCAAGATTAAGATGTTTCTTTTTTCGACTGCTATCTACGTCAATGTCCCATACTTTACCGTCCTTAAATGTTACTCTAATACTATGGACATAAGGTATAGGAATGACTTTTACATCAACATCATTAAGTACTTCAGGCCAGGTACTAATTACCGAATCGGGCAATTTTCCCCTACCGTTAGGCACTTACTTTAGTCTTTGCTGTAGCTTTCTTTTTTGTTGGCACTAGTTCATCTGCTTCTTTACGTAAACGTTGTGCTTCTTTAAACATATTATCTGCTTGTGAACGCATTTGTTTTGCTATATCCTCGTCGCTTAACACACCTTCAGATGGAGCCGCAACAGCTTCTTCTGATGGTAGAGTAGAAGTAGGAATATCTGATACTTTTGCTAGTGTCTCTGTTTTAGCAGGCTCAGTAATAGTTGCTAAGTCTTCAACACCAACACCTTTTTGATCAGCAATCATTTTGTTAAGATCATTTAACATAATAGATGCAGTTCTATCAGGTGTCATTTCAACTAAATCAGTTGCTACTTTTTGCATTTTTCCTTGAGTATGAAAAGCTGATAACATAATTCTTCCATCTGGAAGTCTTGATCTAGCCATTGCTTCTGCAAATTCAAACTCATTTTGACCAGAGTCTGACTCAACTAACTTCATTAGAGCATCGTGATATTCAGCATCAAGATTTTCTGTTGTTACAACTAAACAGTTATCAGGTTCTCCTGGAACAGTTTTATATGCAACAATTACTTTACGTTTATTGGTCTTAATACGACCTACATGTTTAAATGCCATTATGCATCTCCTTTTGGTGTTTCCTTAGTTTGTGATGCAGAAACTGCATTAAGGAAAACTTCTAATTTACTATAAGTTTGTCCTACCACAGTCATTTCATTTGGTTTAAATGCACCACGACTGCTTGCTACATCAATAATTTGTTTGATTGCATTTAAGTCTTGTACAGTTAGCTCTGGTGAAGTTTGTGACTCTGGAGCAGTTTGCTCAGGTATCTTTTTATCTTCAGCCGGGGCTTTTTTTGTTTCTTCGCTCATAATTAATCTCCTATGTTAATAGTTATGTGCAGTGTATTTAATAGTATTTCAAATATGGACAAGCCAAAGTGAAATATGACAACTCTTTTGCTTCTTCGAACCCTATTTTAATCACTGTTGTTGCGTTGTTTTGATTGTCAAGTTCATATGATTTACCTAAGTAAAAGCGTCCTTTTAAGTTATCCTGTATCCATTTTTCGATACTTTTTTCAATATTGTACCGTGGTACAATAGAAATATAGTCAAAGTGAGGAGCAGGTACCTTAAATTTCCTTATATTAAATAAATCGTATTTGTTAGGTTTTATTTTGTTTTTAAGCTGATTCATAGTGTGCTGTAGCACCAAATGGTGCCTTTAGATCCTTATCATGATGACTGTGAATTATAAAAATTGTATCACAGTAACTTTCGTCACCCCAACTACCGAACGGATAACCATCTGTAAACATAATAAACTTCTTAGGTTGAATATCATGATCTTTCATGTAAATCCAGTTAGCGTCAAAGTCAGTGCCACCGCCGCCTTTGACTTGATAATCTAATAAGTCAGTGCCACCGTCAGCACTAAAGTCTTCTTCATTGTAAACTTTAGTATCAAAGCACCATAACTTAATATTGTACTCTTTGTATTCTTCCATAATACCTTTTACTTCTCCTAAGAAATCTTCAGCTTGTGAATTGCCAATTGACCCACTCATGTCAATACCAATAGCAACATCAATAGTATCCATAAAGTTCATACCTGGAAGTACTGCACCAATATGCCAACCTTTACGTGAAGGACGAGAAAAAGTATAATCATTTCTAATAGTAGATTGTATTTGCTGACGTAACAACTCACGCCAGTTCATCTTAGGCTCTGTAAGTTCTTTTATCATACGTGTAATTTCAGCTGGAGTATTACCTGCACCTGCCGCTTGTGCCGCTTGCATCATACCGTCTTTAATTTCATCACGTATTTTTTTAAGTTCTTCTTTACTGTAACTAGGACGAGTAGATGTACCAGGTGCACCGTTTTGTGGAGTAGGTGTATTACCTTGACCTTGTTGTGGTTTTTCCCAGTCTACATGTTCATCTAATAATTCGCCTAGTGCTTTTAATTCATCTTCATCATATTTTTCTTTTAGTTCATCATATATTTCTTCTGAAGTAAAAGTTTCATATTTAAAGTCTTGGAAGCAATCAATAAACGAAGGTTTTTGTCCAATACGATCACGGACAAGTAAATTATTAACTTTATAATCTGCTGAGATATTATAAAGCATTGGATCTCTATCATCTCTACGACCTAAGTGATCAAATACACAATGTAGTATTTCATGTGCAATAACAAATTCAATTTCTTTGTTATTCATTTTGTTAAAGAACTGTGTATTATAGTATAAGTTACGACCGTCAACGGCGGCTGTAGGACACCAATCATCTGCGGCTACAATTTGTAAACGTGTTGCCATATTACCAAAGAATGGATGTCTTAGTAGTAAACCAACCCTTGCTACAGTAATACGTTCAAGTACATCGACACGCATTTCTTCAAGTTGTTCAGGTGTAATATCTGGATCAGGTGCCCAGTGCTTTTTACCTTCTAAATTGTATAGTATTTCTGTGTCAAACATTAGTGCCATCCTTTGTTATGTATATAATTATACACGATTGTAACTGAGCTGTCAAATAAATTGGACATTTTTTGTAGAGAAATGTCCAAAACTCTCATATTAAGCCGCTTGTGCAGCTGTTATGTATTTGCCATAACGCTCATGAAATTCATCAAAACACGCAACTTCGTCTGGATCTATAGGTAGTGCATATTGCGTAAGTGCAAGTTTGATACCCATAACAACCAATTCTGTTTCAAAGTTATCCATTGCAAAACGTAGGAAGTTGTTAACTTTATCGTCAAACTTCTTATCGTTCTTATCAGATGCTTCTTTTAGCTCGTAACAGAGTGAGACAGTCAAGGAATACATGGCACTGATTTCTTTAGTCTTCATCTCCTTTACTTTGCCAGCTAGAATATCTGTTGGATTAGGCAGTGACGATGCAACTTTACGATGAGCCATAAATTTGACAGCCAGGCCTTCGCCAACTGATCCAGAAACTAGATCTGTTGTTGTTGCCTCATCGTCGTCGTCTTCAAGGAATTCTGATACAAAACACCAACTACGTGGTGTTGCAAAAGAACGACTTGGAGATTTTGGATCAAAGTCGAATAAGTCCTTCTTACTAAATGTAAGATAACCTACTACGTCTCTGTGTACATTATTATTCACAGCCCAAGCAAACCAATCGTCGAAGTTAACTTGTAATTCTAAGTGAACAAATCTATTTGCCAACGGTGCTGGCATTCTATATGTGACGCCTTTATCAGCTTCACGGTTACCTGCCGCAACAATTAATACATTGTCTGGCAGTTTATATTGACCAATCCTACGATTAAGAATTAACTGATACGCCGCCGCTTGTACAGCCGGTGCCGCAGAATTCATTTCATCTAAGAACAGTACGATATGATCAAACTGTGCCGCAAACTCTTCGCTTGGTAATTCTTGCGGAGGTGCCCAAACCATTGTACCTGTGTTTGAATCAAAATATGGAATACCTTTTACATCTGTAGGTTCCCATAAAGATAAACGTACATCAATTAGATGCGGTTTAGATAGTGAGTTAGTAATTTGTCCAACAATATCGGATTTACCAATACCTGGAGGACCCCATAAAAAGATAGGTCGTTTTTTCTTAAGTGCCCTTTTAATACTCTTTTTTGCGCCATTGGGCGATACGGTGCGTAGTGCAACATTTTCCATTTTGTATTCCTCTTCTGTTATCAGTGCCATACTTTAATTTCTTAGTATGTATATATAATACACTAGTCTATGTAAGAAGTCAACCTATTTTGGAATCTTTTTTCTGTCTTTTTAATGCTTTGGTAAGTCCATATTTGCGTATATCTCCGCTAAAAAGATGCAGTTCGAGCGCCTTTTTTTCGTTTGTAACAATCATACCGCCACTACCTAAGTAGTATGGACAATCAATAAAGTTATCTAACCAAATTAAAACATTGGTTGAAAATTTGAAATCATTAGGATAAGGAATGTCATATGTTACTAAATCTAGTTCTTCTTTCAAATACCTAAATCCTTCGTCTGTAAGACGTAAACCACCTTCCTCTTTTACTCTAGTGTTTTTCCACCAAAGAGGCATATAGTCTTTTAAAGCAGTTTCATTTATTGTTTTACCGGATTGTGCTAGAAAGATTTTGGTGTATATTTCTTTATTACTCATTCTTCAGCTATTGGACCTTCGTTTAACATTACTACACAAAAGTCTTTACAGCTGAATAAATCGTTTAATTTCTTTGATAAATTGTGTGCATGTCCTGGGTTACTAAAAGAAACTTTCTTATACTTAGGTCCAGGATAGTTTGTTAACACATTAGACGATTTTAAATTAAAAGGTTTGCCCTTGTAGAAGACTGCCCAAATGGCTTCTGCTTCTAAAACTTGTTCTGCTTTGTATGATTTTTTATCAACATACTCTAGAATTACTTTTGGCTTTGGTCTGCTCATGTGCGTATCCTTAATTAACTACGCATATATTTATCTATTTTTTACCAGTTTTTTCCGTCAATCTGTACTTGAATCACTTCGTCATCGCCACGAGCTTGTTTTGCTAGTAGTGATTCTAAGTCACCATTTAGTCTTGCCATTACTTCACCTAATGTAAATGCAAGACGTTTTGCTTGTTGTATATCTATTTTTACTTCTTTAGATCTACTTGCATCAGCACTTTTAACTTGCTGTATATACTGTTGTATAGGTGCAGTATTAAGAGGTTCACTTGGCATTACTTAGTTCCTGCCTCATTATAAATTCAGTCTTAAATGGACCTTTTGATTCATAACGTTCAATAGTAATTAGTTTAGGACAAAAACTTTTAACCCAACCTTTTTCAAAACGTATAATAAAATATCCTGCGGCATATAAACTTTTACTTTTTGTACTTTTAGTAAACAACGGCAACCGTCTTTTAACATCAAATATACTATTGTATGGATCACAACTTGTTGGAAAGCCGTGTACTATTCTTTCTAATGGTGTTTGTTGTGTAATATCTAACTCAGTCCAAGCAACATTTGTTGTAAATCTATTACCTAGTTGTTGCTTAGAATCAAAAAATTCTGTACCTGTAGAACTACTTAACATATACTTTTCGTCATGTAAAGACAGTGTACCAATATTTGTACCTTTGTCTTCTACAATCCAAAATTTATCTTTTAGTACTTCTTTTAGATTAATTTTTGTCATAGTGGATACCTCGCTTGTAATGGTTCTGCAAAATGTGCGGCTTGATCTGCAATACGTTGCATATCCCATTTAGCACAAAACTTCATAAGTTTTGCACCTACTTGCGGTACCTCTTTAGCTACACTGTTTTCTGCAATAGTGTTATTAATTATCTCTCTAATGTCTGCAGGCTGTGCAGTTAAATCACATAATACAACATTACGATTATAGTCATCGAGTACACGATGTTCTTCACCGTTATGATCTACCCAACGTTGTAGCATCATGTTATTCCAATTAAAGCCTTTAGTGTCTTTGTCTGCAAATGCTTCAGTAAGACCTACTTTGTTCTTAGTGCCTTTTACACGTACACCTGGATACGCACTAAACACGTTATCACTCTTGTCGCCACGCATACACTTTTCAAACAACATAAATGCAGGCTTAGGCGCAGGCTTAGGTAGTTTAGTTTTTTTATCAATAACAGGTTGCTTTTTCTTGTCGTCAAAGTAACCTTCGTGTGTAATAATAGTATTACTTACACCATTGTATTGTGTTACATTAGGAGCAATCAATTGTGCAAAGTCACCGTCAGTACTAATAATAATATGATTGTCGTTAGGGTGTGATTGTACCCAACCAGCAATAAGATCATCTGCTTCTAGTTGCTTGTGTTGCATCATAGTACAATTAGTTTTAGTACCAATGAAGTCTTTAAACTCATCAAAGATTTCCCAAAACACTGTATCTTCTTCTGCTTGTGCTTCTGTTAGTGCATCACGTGCAACTTGTCTATTACGCTTGTAAGGTTCGTAAAAGTCTTTGCGCCAACTGCGTCCTTCTAAACAAAACACAACATGATCAGCCTTAAAGTCTTGCCATGCTTTTTTAACACCTGCAAGTGTAATATGTAGAGCCATGCCTACCTTATCGTCTAAACTACCACGTACAACGTGTCTAGCACGAAAGAATGTATTTGCTGTGTCTACTAGTATGTAAGTTGCCATAATTTTGCCTTTGTATAAATTATAGTATTATTATAACACCAGATCTGGCTTGTGTCAACCATTAAGATACTTCTGATTTACCTTTATCGATAGGAACAACATTAATATGACCCATCCCTCTATCTGTACTTTGCCCTTCTTCTTGAAGCATTTGTGACACAATAGTTTTAAACCAGGCATCAATAATCTGTTCATTAGTTTCTCCTGAATATCCATTATCAAGTAGTTGCTCAATAAATTCATTATTCCAATCGAGCTCAAAGAATCCGTTCTTAATGTTATCCGGATTTACTTGTGTATCAAGCACTGCTACCCACGGCTCACCTGCTTTTGTGGCTGCTTGTTTTTCTGCTTCGAGTGCGTTGCGTCTAGCACTGTCAGGTGTATCTGATACTTGTTCTTTTTTACCTTGTAATTTATTTACAGTGTTTTTTATTTTATCCCACATATCTTACCATCCTGCCTTTCTTATTTTATCTTCGAGGTTATTATCTTTTACAATTTTAGCTTTCATTGCTTTTTCATGTTGTAGATTTTTATATTCACGTATGTTATTAAGTTCGTGTTCTGGATACGGTGGGTGGTAAGGCTTCTTTGCTGGCTTACTTTTAAATAAATTTTTTATATATGTTATCATATTAAGTTCCTATTGCATTACCAAACAAGTATACGTGTACTCTTGCCGCAACATTATAACCACGTTTAAATGCTCTTTCAGCAACTTTACCTGCACCTGCTGTTTGTTCTTCTTCTCTAGCACCTGTTGGCATAACCCATATAGGCCAATCAACACCTTCTGCTTTGAAAAGTTTAATTACTTCTTCCATTTCTTCCCACTCTCTATCCTCTGGACCTACTACAAACTTTAGTTGTCCTTTGTCAGAAAGTTCTCTGTACTCTGCTACTATTTCAGGCTTAATTGCTTT